TCGTAAGAAAATAGCTGATAAGTCTGAGGTTATTGCCAAGTTGAAAAGCGAAGGAAGAGAAAAGGAAATACAGAGTGCTATAAAGTTGTTAGGTACTAGAAATATTAGCAAGGAACTTTCTTACTTGGAGGGCGATTTGCTTGATGATTACTTAAATGATATGCGTATAGTTCAGAAGTATGCCGAGCATAACAGAATGATTATCACCAACAGACTTGTAAATGCTTTAGGTGTAGATATTGATGCTAATTCAGATAAGTATTCTTTTACAACCATTCACAACTATATAGATACAGACAAGGGTATATTGCGAAAGGGAGCTATCAGTGCAAAAAAGGATGAGGTAGTCATTATCCCAATGAATATGCGTGATGGTTCTCTTATCTGCAAGGGAAAAGGTAACAAAGATTGGCTATGCTCTGCCCCTCATGGCGCAGGTAGATTAATGTCTCGTACACAGGCAAAGAAAGAGTTATCTATGGATTCTTACAAGAATGAAATGAATGGTATTTATTCCACATCAGTTTGTGAAGAAACCATTGATGAAGCACCTATGGCATACAAGCCAACCGAAGAGATTGTTGAGCTAATAAAACCTACGGTTAATGTGATAGATGTTATTAAACCAATTTACAACTTTAAAGCAAAATTATAATGAGCAAGGAAACATTTGACTTCTCGGAGGCTCTGAGAAGAATGAAGGAGGGGAAGAAAGTGAGACGTAAGATTTTTGCGGACGGCACATACGCATACATTGATAAGAACTATCTTGGTTCAGAGGCATTAATGTATAATATCGTAGGAAGAGCTGCACCAGTTTTATGGTTACTTCCAAAGACTATTTTCGCAACAGACTGGGAGGAGGTGTAAGGATGGAAAAGAAAGTATTGACCCTCACCATCAGCAAGCAGTGGTTCGATATGATTGTGGCAGGCGAAAAGACTGAGGAGTATCGGGAGATTAAGCCGTATTGGGTAACACGATTATTTCGCAATAACAGCAATATTGTTGATGTGCGACATCTTGCCTTGGGTTTAGCAGGGCGAACGGATTTACTTAAAAAATATATTGACACACAGAGAATTGTGTTAAAACAATATACCCACGTCCTCTTCATCAACGGCTACCGCAAGGATAGTCCACGAATTGAGAAGGAGATAGAGAGCATTAGTATCGGCAAGCCTAAGGAAGGCTTATGCCCCGATAAATGGCTTGATACCGAGTTTTTTATCATTAAATTCAAGTGATATGAATTACATACAATGTGATGAATGTAAATATAGATTAGTCTGTAACGGAGAGCCACTTACTAGTGGAAGTACAGGAAGTTGCGACCATCGTGTTATCAGCAATACTCCTATATTTCCAAAGATTAAAACACCACCAGATGAAAGATACGCTGACATTTGGAATTGGTAAATATTCATAAATTAAGTTTAAGGGATATGAAAATAAAGAATTTACCTAAGAAGATTTATCTCAAAATCTGTAGCAATGAAGATGAGGTAGATTACAATGAGCTGAACGGGGTAACGTTCAGTACAGAAAAGATTGGTGTTACTGATTGTAACACAGAAAACGTTCCTTACGTGAATGCTGCATCATTATGGCACGACCTAAAGGAAGAGAAGCCACCATTAAAAAAGTGGGTAATGTTCCGATATAGTGGTAGAGGCGTAAATCCTACGTCTCTTCACCACGGAGCGATGAGTGATGATGGATGGATAGTCATTAGAGGAGACGGAACACAGCGTATTGAAGTTCTGTATGAGTGCTACGATAAGATTGAGTGGCTTGACTTTGATGAACTAAAATAGCGATAGCGTATGACAAACGAGGAATTTTTCAATGCTCATATGGGTTTGCGAGTTCTTTATAAAGGTAAGGACATCGGGGCATACGTAGCAGGTTATGTAGAGGAAAAGTATATTATCTTAGGATTTGATGATTATACAGGCTGCATTCTGTGCTTCACTTCAAAAGTGAAAAATCTTTGTGACATATATCACTCATACCGATTCGCAAAATTGAAGTATTTGGAAGTAGTAAAACATTAGTAATATGGAAAAAGATAACAGTTGTTTTAAACTTTTATTTGTTCTTTTTATATTAGGAATTTTTGCTTATATGGGTGTTAACGATAGGTCTCATAAAGGTAAAACTTTTTGGTATGAAGTAATAGATAAACGAGAGTCTGTAGGAAGTCACTTCTCAATTATTAACAAGGGAGTGAGGACAGATTATAATATAATATTCAAACGAATTGATAACGGAAAGCTGTTCCCATGTAAAGATGTGGAGTATGGAGACTATATTCAATATCAGTTAAACTACAAGTACTCCATAACAGAGGAAGATATGCAAAGGCTTTCAGGTATTTATAATAGGGATTTCTATAAGTAATAAAAAAGAGAATATGAAGAAATATAAATATACGAACAAAGAGGAAAGACCAATACCCAAATATAAGAATGGTGATATTGCTTGGTATATTGATGGATGGCTTGATGCCCCACAACGCTGTATAGTAAAGGGATGCTGCAACGTTTCTTGGTTCGAGGGGAACAAATTAAATCCTTCAGGTTGGTGGATAGATTATAAATACAAACCCGACTATTGTGAACGAACTAAACAGCATACAATTAGAGAGGAATCACTTTTTGATACCGAGCAAGAGGCTTTAATAGCATTGTTTGAGGAGTTTAAAGATGAAGTAAAACGTAAAATAGACCTTTTTAGTAAAGAAGCAAAAAGACTAGGCATAAAACAGCAGTTGAAGTTGCAATAATAAAAAAGGGTAGGGGAAGTTATTCTTCCCCTATCTCTTTTAAACCCAAATCTATTAATAGCTTATCCAATATTTCATTCACGTCATTACGGAAACTTCGGTAAGTAACATAATAGAAACTGATGTTTTTGTAATCATGGCTTACATTAGAACATGTACACCCCAAAACCTTAGCGATTTTTTCTCTTAACCCTCTTCTCATCTTAGAACCGCCAAGGGCACTAGGAGAATAAAGATAAAGAATAACAAAGATAAATTGCTTGCGTACCATTGTGGAATTTCGTCCGGCATGATAGCTCATAAACTTATCGTAAATATTGCCTACTTGCGATAAGTCTTGCATCAATGGAATGGAAAGACTTATTTCTTCCTTGGATAAGATGGCCTTAGTTTCTCTAATCCATTTTATGCGTTCCATGATTTTCTTTAGATTCATTTCAATGTCTGGTTCTTTCATTCTTTTCTATTTTTAATCCAACATTTCATAGACGAAGTTAACCTCGTCTGCATCTATTTGTTTCCTAAACTTTTCTATGTTAGAAACTATCAACGAGCAGTGCTCGTACGAACTCTGCCCATTGATAACTTTTTCTATTCTTGTTATTCGGTATCTCATTTTATTTCGATAAGCGTTAAAATACAATACCCCAATAAATCTTTATAGCTGTCTAGGACAGGCTCTTCTTTAGCATCCTCGTTCAAAGTCAGCAAAGAGCAAATACGATTAATCTTCTCTTGCAAATGACCGAAGGCATACGGATAACCATCTTTAGCAAAACATTCAGAAAATGCGTTTCCATACCGCTTATTTTTGGTTTTGAACAATTCGATTTGCGACTCGATGATGTCGTTATAATCTGAAACAATATACCAAGAAAGCGTAAGCAAGGCTTCCATCGCCATTACACTGATATGGCTTCGTAAGGTTTCTTTGTCTTCAGAAGATGCTCGTATCTCATACATAAGACGAAGGAAATTGGCTGCGCTTGAAAATAATCCGAGCTTTCCGAAGTCCTCCCTTAGAGATGAAACGAAAGCGGCATTATCCTTGCATTCAATCATGTCTGCCAAATGTCTAATCTCAAAGATATACTTGTTAGCATATTCGCAACACTCATTGTTATTTTGTTCCACCATGTCCGTATCCTCCTCCACGATTATTTTCCATATTCAACTCTCCAAGTATGCATTCTGGATTTTCTACCTTGCGGAATGCACCCTGACAAATACGAGTACCTTTCTTGACTACGAATACATAATAGTCGTAATCTGAATCAAGTTTAAATTTGCTATCTTCTGTCGGCATATAACGGTCGGAATTAGCTCTATAAAGCGCACCAATATCGTCCCTGTAGTCTTCTTCAACCAAACCTAGACAAATATCAATATCCGCTCTAACATTAGTCATGTAGCCAACTTGTGTTTCATCCTTGCCGATGAAAGCCACATCTACAAGCATACCTTTATCCGTAAAACCGGAACGTGAACGAATATCCAAACCAACATCTTTAGGAAGTTCTACACCTAAATGCAGGTTTATGTGACCTCTACCCATTTTCACCCAAGGCATGTTCAAAACTACATCTTGTGGGCAGTAAAAATCAACTGCCGCAGCATTACCTTCCTTGTAAGGAACATTACCACCTCGCAAGTCAAGTACATAAGCCTTGCCTTGTGCAACTAACTTTTTTGTTAACTCCTTATCCATTATATATAAAGCCTAAATCGTTTAAAGTTCTACAATTCTTAACCAGTCCTTTCGCCCATAAATTGCGTAACGCAGGTAATGGGTCTTTTCCGTACCTATTCTTTATGGTTGCTAAGGTCAAGATTTCCGGTTTAATATGTTTATCTCTTTTCTGCTGCCTTAGCTTCTTCAGAATATTCTCCAAGTTCTCCATTGACGAAATCATCCATTGTTATATTGTCAACCCCAAATTTATCAGCCAGATCATCGTTCCCAATAATCAGCCAATTAGATTTATCTTTGAGAAACTCTATACTCTCGGTACTTTTTGCAGCATCAACAAAAGTATCATCAATATTATCAGTAGAGCGATATGAAACTACCGCCTTATCAGCATACATAGCAATTTCGTAAGTAATAACCGATACCATTTTTGCGAATGTTATATCGCTTGAATACATTCCTTGGTTCTTGTCATATCCTAAAATGTTGACACGGACTATATTATCATCTGCTTGCAACGCTCTAAAGAAATCGTGCTTAAGCTGAAAATCCGTAATATCTACAGGATGCTCATTACCCGATGGAATACTTATAATATCCAATAGGCTTACAAAAATAACCTTTTTATTCATTGTCTTCATCTGTCAATAATTTATCTATTGTTTTTTCTAATTCGTCTAATCTTAGAGTATAATCCTCCTCATAAACACATGTCAATGTAGAAATAAAGAACTTGTCATTATCTGTTCTCAATTCAATCTCCATATATTCCTCATAATAGCTATCGTATTTAATCGCTAACGAAAAGGAGTTCATGTAATCTGGATTGAATCTCCTCTGTAAGGATTGTGCTCTTGTAAAAGCATCTTTAAATTCATCCGTCATGGCTTAATATTTTGTGTAAGCATTTCCTTGTTCTTTGCCATCGCATCGTGGAAGCCAATATCGTATCTGTCGGTTTGCTCCAGCTCATAGTTCCGCTTTATGAGTTCACTTGTCTGATACGAACTCTTTGCTAGCTGAATCTTAAAATAGACAAACTCAACAAACATAACTATAAAGCAAAGAACAAAACCGATAATTACCGCTGCCTTTGTGTTCTCCTTACAGAACCTTACAATACACTTAGCAAGCCAGCATGTTGTACTAACTATGCCAACAAGTACAAGGTATGGAATTCGTATCAGAACCTTGCATAACATACCCATAGTACTCTTTGTATAAGATGCGAAATCCGTACTTGTAAAAATTAACTTTAACTTATTCATATTTTAGCCTATTTAATGTTTACCAAAAGTCTCTTATTAACGAACCACAACAAATCAATACCATTCATCATGCAATATCCGCAAAGCATGCCAATCAAGATTATAATCTTCTTGAACACTCGGTAATGTGTCATTTCAATCTTCAGCATAGACATCATTAAGTCTTCAAAGGAACGGTCTCTCATTGAATCTGGGTCTAGCCTCAACGATTTGACATTCATCTTGTACTTATTGGCCATTGAGAATAATGTAATAGCAAACTCTGCTAATTTGTCCTCTAGAGTTCCGGCAACGAGTTTCGAATATATTTCTATCGTGCCACGTCCGTTAACATTTTCATATTCCCAACGTTTGGCGTTGAAACGACCTTCGTATTTGCGCATTTCTACAATAGCGTCAATTACGTTGAATGTTTCTGCTCTTTGGGTCTGGCTAGCAACATCAAAGTTGCAAGCCTCTATAATTTGTTCTATTTCTGCTATCTCCATTTTACACTATTGAATCTAAGTCAAAATCATTAGACGGAATGAAAGCTACATGGTCTTTCTCCCTTGTCATCGTTTTCTCTCCAGTACGCACGCAATTAATTTGCTTGGGATTTTTATGTCGTACCACAAATGTTCCAAAGCTACGTATCATAACACGGTCTCTGTTGCGCAACGACTGCTTGGTGAGGTCTATGAAATAATTCACAATGGCTTGAACATCATCCTTGCGGAACTTTTTGCCATTTACATCTCTAAGGTTCTTAATGATTGCCTTGACAATTTCTTCTTTCTTCATATTCTCTAAGTTTTTTGTTCCCTAAACTTCTAATCAAGTCGTATGGGTCTATACCATATTTCTTAACGAAGCATTCTCTTAGCTTGCATATAGCCTTGAAATCGGCATTTGTAGTATTCTTGACTATCATATAAGCTGAGTCCAATCTAGCATCAGCTTTAGGAGCTTTAACCCGAAAAAGCTTGTTGCCTTTATCGTCTTCAATAAGTTCTATGTTGACTTCTTCGCCTTTAGCTTTCTTTGTTGCAGCCCATTCTTCATATGTGATAGCATTTTGTTTGATAGCCTCATCTTCTTTAGCCTCCTTTTCTTTCTGCATATTTGCTTCCATTGCTTTAACGGCATCCATCCGTTGAAAGCAGAAAGTGTACAAGCTCTTGGTAATTACTTGCGGATTTGGCTTTTTGTAGAATTTTTCGAACTTTCCGGCAATAAACATCTTGAAGAAAGTAATCAGCTCGTTCAGATTAAGGAAATAATACTCATCCTTTATTGCATTTGCAGTCATTATCTTAATATTGTCCGTAACCTCATTATTAACAAAGCCACAGATACCATATACATCAGAAACCCATGCCACAAGCCATGTTATTGCACTTCCTTCTCCATAACACAAGTCAAGATAGGTTAGTGTCGGTGCGTTGCTCTTAAAAGCTTTTCCGATAGACATCTTACTACCTACTTGGCTTGATGGAGAGAAAGACATTAGAACATCATCGAATGTTCCATACTCATTGAATATTCGTTGCTTTTCTCTGTTGATTGAGACGCTGCACGAGGTCGGCTGACTCTTGATAATAGCCTTGCTCTGCGTCTTTATTAGTTCCTTGCTTTCTGTCATCATAATTTCCTTCCAATACTTTAACAAAATTATTTGGTCTCATAATCCAATCAAAACTTGCCATCCATCCATGACTTCCATTAAGAAATCCAGAAGAGGCTGCTTTATCTATCACAAGTTTCATCTGCTCACTCCCGTATTCTTTAAGCCGTGAATTAATCATTGACTTTCTCTTCGATGTCAGGGCATGAACTAGAGGCATTCCTCTTCCAGCGATAACCTTATTGAAATATTCGCAAACCTTCTTTGCTTTATCATCCACTTGTGTTACACTAGGGACGTTATTTAGTGTTATACGTTCAGACTCTTTCTTATGCGGCTTAGGTTCTTCGCCTTCAGCAAATTCTATATTGTTTTCATGCTTCCAAATGAAGACTTTTCCGTTTCCAACTGAAAGCATCTGTTTCTCAAATAACCCCTCAATAGCTTTCTTGGTTTTTGCTACCGACATACCTATCTTATCCGATAGTTCCTTGTTGCTCCCATATACATATCCGTCTTTGTCAGCATTAAATGACAGACGGACGAAAGCGACCAATTCTTCTGCACCCAAGCTATATGCTTTTTCGTCTAATTTTACTACCATATCTTAAAAAAATGCATTTGTTAATTGTTTATTTCCACTCATTATTACCCACTTCCCTCTGCCGTTTTGGTCTAGCAATTTCAAGTCTTCAACTTTTCCGAATCTATCATAAGTACCGCAAAGGTCAACAAACCAAGGCTGTTTTCCTTTTGATAGTCTAAGAAGTCTTCCTACAACTTGATAGTATTGCGCTAAAGAGCGTGTTGGCTTTGCATACACTACAGTATCTAACTCCGGATAGTCAAAGCCTACGACCAAGATTTGGCTATTTACCAGAACCTTAGTCTGCCCATTGCGGAAACGCTCGATGATAGCCTCACGTTCTTTAGGTGGTGTCTCTCCACAGACCATTTCGCAGTTAGGTATGGAATAGGTCAGCATCTGAGCTTCTTTAACGAACTTGGTAAAAACCAAGATGCCTTTACGTTGTCCACCTCGTTTTGGATTAAGTAATCTATTGACAACACTAACTAACCATCCGTACAAATCTACACGTTCATATTCTTGCTTGACACTTTGGTCTGTGTAATCACGGCAAGTTGAATTGAGTTGCAAGTTTCCTTCGTTCCATTGTGGCGGTGGACAAGAGTAATAGTTTGGCAGACAGATATATCCGTTCTTAGCCATATCTTCAACTTGAACATAGTAAATAAGCTCCTTGAAAATCTTGTCTCGACTTCTTGTCAGAAACTTCAGTATGCTACCATAGTTCTGATAGGAATACAAACGGAAAGGTGTTGCGGTTAAGCCTATGACCTTACTCTTTAATTTATCAAGAAACTCCTTATACATACCGGATTCAGGTTTCACTAAATGAACCTCATCAATCAATATGTACTTGAAGTCAGTAAACAATTCGGGATGTCCTTTTACACTACCAATTGTAGCAAAAGTAACATCGCTGATTTCCTTTGATTTAAAGCTAGCGGAATAGATGCTGGCATTATCAAATCCATAAGAACAATACTTCTTGTAGTTTTGTTCCAAAATTTCCTTAGTTGGAGAGAATACAAGCACTTTATCCTTGAGTCTAGCAGCTATATCTGCCAAAATCAATGATTTGCCCGATGCAGTAGGAAGCACTTCCAGAGCGTTCCAATTTTTCTTTTCATCCAAGAAAAACTCAACAGCCTTCTTGCTTGCCTCTTCTTGATATGGTCTTAATTTAAACTTCATTTCACAAATAATATGAAATCACTTTTGTTACTATATAGGAATGCACAAGTCTTATGCATAACAAAAGCCAATATAAAAATGACCTTACAGTTTTTATGGTGTGTCTCACCAAGACGATTGCAAAGGTACGAAGAATAATTTAATAATGCAAACAATTTAGTGTTTAATATTAATGTGGTAACATTATTTAAACCTTATTGATTATCTTTTTCTTCATTCATTTTCAGAATTAGAGCCGCATAGTATTTATAGAGTTCCTGTAATTCAAACACAGACCAATTCTTTGCTTGATGTTTCATTACCTCCAATAAATCAACTTGTTGCTCTCCGAGCCGCTTAACTTCTTCCATATCTAAAGGAACGTGAGGATGCTTTTGCAAATAAGCCAATCTTCCAAGCTTCATTACTAAATTCTTTCTATAACCGATAAGATGGTCAGAAGAGAATCTGTTGCATCGTTTGCATTCCGCATTCTGATTACGTGTATCAAAGCGCAAGCTCATATGAGTTCGTCCGCAATAATGCCCATTGTCGGCTTGATCGATTGGCAATATTCGTCCACAACTGATACATCTGAAGTACTTATAGTGAAACTCTCTAGAGTCTCTCATGCGGATATAAACCGACATAAGCCTATCTAGCTTGTCAACCCACTTTTGCTTCTCGCTCCTTTGGTGTTTAGGCTTCTTTCCACCTTTGTTGAATCTATCATAATATCCCATAATCTTTATCCTTTATCAAACCAAAAGTCATAGTTGCTGCTGTGGGGGTCGAACCCACAACCTTTTTCCGATTTGGGCGGACGTTCTACCATTGAACTAAGCAGCACCACCCCATAGGGGGATTTCAAACTAATTAAATAATAAGAAAAATGAAAAGCCTTACTCCTTTGGTTTACCCATATGCAAGAATACATCCATGATTGATGTTTCCTTAAGACTTGTAATATTGTAATCAATCATAGTCTTACCCATAATCTCATCTACATTCTTACGAGCCTTTTCAATGGTATCACCCTGCACAAGATAACGAACCTTGGTCTTCCTCTCCTTGCCAAATTTTTCGTCAATAGTAATCATGTTAATACTGCAATCGTAGTATTTATCTTCACTATCTACCTCTGAAAGGAACAACTCAGAGAAGCTAGCTTTCTTCATAGTGACAATCTCCATATCACCATTTGTGTACACCGCCATTTCTTCTGTAGTCTTAGCCTCGCATTCTGACCATGACAAGGCATCTACAACATATTGCTCTGTAGTTTTAGCGTTCGTTCCGTCTTCTAGAGTTTTCTCATAACGAACACCTACGATAAAATACTTTCCTGTTAATGATTTCATATTCTTTATTTTTTATGTTAGAGAATGTGGTATCGGTGAGGCTTGAACTCACGACCTAATGTTTAGGAAACATTTGCTCTATCCAACTGAGCTACGACACCAAGCATCCTATAAAAACTCTTTATTTAATTCTGCTTGCCTCTCCACTTGCGTCTGCCATACCATATAAGCATGGTCTTGCGGAGTCGGTATGTATAATCCTCTTTCCATAGAGCAATGATGAAGCCATCGGTCTATACATAAAGACATTTCTTCTTTATCAAGGTCTGGTATGTGCCTCCAATATTGGAAGGTCTTGCCTTGCTTATTCTCACGCTCCCTAAGAAAAACATCCTTATTTACACGTTTGAACTCTTGTTCGATATAGTCCTTAGTATATCCTTCTTCGATAGCTACGTAAGTGATTGTTACCCACAGATAAGCATTCTGCTGGATTGTCCTAGATTGTTGCCTCTCTTTAAGGTCAACAACAAAGAACTTCTCATTATAATAATCACCTTGTAGTTTCTTGGCTTTGGTTATCATAGCCTTGGTTCGTTCCTCGAACTTTTCAAGCTCGACCGGATTCAACATATTATATACCATCTTTCTTTAATGAAAGGTGGAGAAACTTAATTCTCCACCATAATAAGTTTAAAATGGTGCATCAGATGCGCTATTGCCACTTGGCTGCGCTGGTGGCATTGGGGCTGCACCTGCGGCTGGAGCTTGTGGTGGAAAAGGATTGTTAGCGGCAGCTTGCGTTCCACCTTGTGGTGCATTATTCTGTGCTTCTATCTTTTGCATCTTGTAGCCTCGAACCGATGTGAACCAATCTGTTGTACCATCCTTCTTCGTTCCTTGATATGATTCAACGTCAAAGAATACTTCTGCTATATCCCCGACATTAAAACCATCCGGAACATGTACATTCTTACCACTGAATTCAAAGATGATGCGCTTTTCGTAGCCACGTTCACCTGTCAAACCATCGAAACGTGTTGCATCAAGCATCAAACGTCTCTTTTCAAATGGTTCTTTACCTTGTCTCTGAATAGACTGAATGCCTTCGATAGCAACAATCTTACCTTTATAACTATTAGCCATAACTTAAAATATTTAATAAAACAATAAATTATCCAACTCTTTTCAAGGTCAAACTAGGCTTTACCTTAGTTACCTTTTTATACTTTTTCAATAGATGGTTGTAAGCCTCTTCGTCATCCGCATCAAAAGCCTTCGTGTCTAACGTAACCCTCTCAGAAGCAGACTTCAAGGAATAAGTGTAAATTGAAGTTTTATAAGATGTGAGGTTGTCATTTGACATACCATCAAAGATAGCTGCCTTCAACTCCTTTTCCTGTTCTTGCAATTTAGCAATGCGCTCTTGAACGTCCATGAGTGCGATTTCGTTATCTATAATGTAATAAGGTGTTTTTGTATCATCACTATACAAACGACCTTCTTTCTCGCATCGGAACAATTCTTTAACATCACTCGCAGGTCTTGGCTTGCCTAATGGGATGAGTTTACAGATTGTTCCACGCTTCTCGTCATCACGCAACCACATACAACATATACGTGTAACCTTCAGATGAGGATTCAATGTTTCGAAACCGAACTTATACATCGAGTTCTGCCAACGCACATACTCCTTATTAACGGAATAAGTACCCTTAATATCCCAAATCTCAACCTCATCGTCCGGTGCATCATCCTTGTGCATCACCAAGTCAATAGCACTTGCATGGTCTTCTCCGATTCGAAGGACATATTCGCTACCTATAATCTCATATCCATTCTTCTTGATATAAGCGACAAAAGCCTTGACACTCTCTGAGGCTGGCTCAATACCCAATGAAGCAAACAACTCTACCTGCTCATGGATAATAGTGCCTTTTTCGGCAGCTTTCTTCAATACCTCTTCGCTTACGTTAGAGTACATATTGGGAAATACATACTGATGAAGCATACCTGTAATACCACTCAATTCACGACCATCATAAAAGTACTGGTGTGTGGAGTCCTCATAAAGGACTCCGCTGTTATTCAATTGTATCATACTAATCTTGATTTAAATTGTGTCAACTTAGCTAAGAACTCTGCATTCTTTTGATATTCGGGATAAGCATCATAAACTGCTTTTAAATCCTTCTTGCTCTGTGCGAGTTCCATCTTTCGTAATGCACATTTTCGTTTAAACTCTTCGGACTTCTGAAGGTCTGGAAATCCGTTCCAAACTCTATCAACGTCCTCCCAAATCTGAGCCTGTTGCAATTGTGGATAAGCATACTGTTTTTGCTCATTAAGATTTTCATCTTTTTCCTCCTCACTCTTTGGAGCTGGTTCGGAGCATCCATATACTTCTTTCTGCTTATTCATCCAATCAAGAACTTCTTGCTCGGTCATGCCACAATACCAACGTACAATGTTATTTTCATCTTGAATGATGAGTTTTGTTATACATCTGTTAGTATAACCTACATATCCTACATGGAAAATTGTCTTCAACTTTCCGCTTTGAGAATATTCGGTGTTTCGGTTGAGGTTGATGAATATCTTCTTGGGAGCAGTATACAATTCTCGACCGATACCTAAACAAGAGCATGCACGCTTGAAAGAATCACTTGCTTGACCTTTAACGGCTTCAGTGTTACTTGGCGTACCAACATCTTGCTTATCTATCCAACCGATGCCTTCTTTATAAACGGAAACCGTACAAAAGAGGTTCTGACCGATAAGCTCATGTTTACGTTTCCAACCATAGATGCCGAACTTCTCATCTAATCGTCTCATGTCACATCTTGCGTCCTTGTAAAGCAACAAGGAACACCAGTCCGGTGACTTCTGATTACCACCTTGACCAACACGGACTTCTATCTCATCTGCATCAAGGAGGCGAAACTCATAATCCTTAATTTCTACGCTCTGCCCTTCTACAGGCTTCGCTGCCTTATTCTCTGCCATAGTCGTATATTTTAAATAATCATTTTCTTTATCTGACAAGAAACAACAAGTTCATTGATTTCTTTGAGAGAATAATATCTAGGTGAGTTTTTACTATCACCTATATATTCTTTCATTAACCTATTCTTGACCCATTTGTCAATCATCTGTTTTTCGAATCCTTTTGATGCAAGATAGCATTCGGCATCCTTTCTGCGTATCTTGTCGGAACGCAAGCCCATTTCGAATTGGGCATCCATCCGTCCCGCTTGAAATGCGACTGATACTAATTGCTTAATCTCGCTTAATGACATATTCTTTCTACAGTTTTTATGGTGTGTCTCACCTTTTTATGTAATATTACAAAAAATATATTAAATTTCTTGCAAGTTACGATATTTTTATGTATATTTGCAACATATTTAATGTTTTCGAGTGCAAAGATAAGAAATGTTTTGCAAGTATGCAAATTAATTAGTGTTTTTAAATACTATATTAACTTTTATTGTCTTGAAACTCTGAATATTTACATAAATTAAGTTACACATGCGCTTACTGCGTATTAAATTTTAGGTTATGAATAGTGCATACGAAAGACTGAAGGCTGTAATCACTGCTTTGGGTTACACTTCAAACGAAAAATTCGAAGACACCGTAGGCTTGGGGCATGGGTTCGTAAGCCGCATCACTAATCGTGTGTCATCAAAAAGCTTGCAAGCCATAACAAGTAAATTTCCACAGGTGAATCCAAGCTTTATCAGAACCGGAATGGGAGAAATGTTTATTTCTTCTCCTGTCAAGTTTAATGAGAACGGAAACGCAAAAACAAGACTGCGTGAGTACCTTAAATATAAAGGAATTACCAAGCGTGAATTTTGCGATAAAGCTGATGTGGCATCAAACTTTCCTATAATTGGAAAAAATGGCGTATTCACAGCAAGAGTGTCTTATAGGGTAAATTCTAAATTCCCAGACCTTAATATGGATTGGCTAGCCAATGGAGCTGGTGAAATGTTGCAACCCGAGTCAAATATTGAAAGATTCAACAACTACAAAAGCAGGATTGCACCATTCTGTACAGAGATGGGAATCAGTACTACATTCTTTTTGCGGAAGTGTAAGAGCTATACCAGTTCGATTAGCAGATTGCCGGATATACCTAGTGATACTTTCTTGAAGAATATCTCTTTGGCTTACCCTCAACTAAATCTGAATTGGCTTAAGACCGGAGAAGGAAAGATGTTCAACGATGACCTCAAGTCGAATATCAATTCAAGCGTCAGCTTTGTTCCTCTTGTTCCTAAGATGGCTTATAAGAGTTATCTCAGTGGATATGCGGATGATGTATATATATCATCGCTCCCAACAATCCCTATTGTAAAGGAAGATAAAGAAAAGTACGTAGCATTCGAGGTAAGCGGTGATTCTATGGATGATGGCTCGTCTAGAGCTTATCAGAATGGAGACATCGTTATATGTAAAGTCTGCCCTGACTACATGGTAAAAAGCCATGGACTTCATATAGACGGAAAGGAATATATCATAGTTCATAAAGAAGGTATTCTGTTGAAGCGTATCATTGACTTGGATATGAATAATGGAAAGCTTATATTGCGTTCCTTTAATCCTACCTATCGTGATTTAGAGTTGGATTTAGCAGATGTGAAGCAGCTCTTAGTTGTGGAATATCAGCAGAAAAGGAAATGATAATGTAAAGTATATTTGTATGTTCTGTGGAGTAGGCTTGCATAAAATGTCGCAAAATTGCCGCAAAATGATTATTCGCCTATAGCGTAAGTTGCTATTGTTTAGACATTTTATTGGTGTTCCGTATAACAGCCTTCTAAGCTGTGGGTCTTGGGTTCGAACCCCAACGGAATCACTATAATAGGCAAAATGAAACTTATTTGTACAAAATAGCGTGAGAGAACAATAGTAGTAAGTTACTTATTCATAGGTACTTATCTCTGTTGTTCTTTTTTTGTTTTTAAATATATTTTATCACTTATTCCTCTTTTATGTACTCTTTTTGTAAATAGCAGTTAATCAATATGTTATGAATTTGACGTATTGAGAAATCATCCATGTGTGTTACAAATGTGTTATCAAAAAGCGCTGATGTCGGCTCTCGAATAAACACTACCATGTGAAGTGATAACGTTTTACAGCCGCCCGGCGCAAGTCCATAGGAGGTGATCATCGTGATAAGTACCTCGGTGCCTGTTTCCCTGATGATAATGTGCCTGACATGCGTCCGACATTCGAAGAAATTCGGAAAGTGGATGATAATGGGAAAGAATACTGGAGTTCACGCGAACTTTGTAATGCGATGGGCTATTCGGGATATTGGAAATTCCAGAATGTAATAGACAAAGCAATCAAGGTTGCCAGTGAAAAAGGTATGGATATAGATGAC